TTTTATCAGGCAAAATTTGAGTTCCTGAAGTTCCATTGCTGTATTTTGGAATATACAAACCTTCTACGGAATGAGCTTGATCGTATCCAACACCTCTATTGTTTGGATCTATATTCCATAAAACATGGTATTTGTCACCATCTTTATAAACAGTCAAATTTACTTTTAACGTACCAGCTTGACCTCTTCCTACATAACCATCGTGAATAATATCTACAACCCCACTAAAAAATGGAGTTGGGGCTATAAGTTGTTTAGTTAACTTTTCAACATAGAACAAATAATATTTACCATCAGGATGATTTCCTGACAAAGAAGGATTACCATTGCCATCAATTTGTCTAGGTCTATATTTAACATTGTTATGAATAAAATATACTTTTGTCCAATTTCCTACTCCAGGGCCAGGATCTCCTCCAAGTGTTTGTCTTGCATCTATTTCTAAAGGATAAAGTTGCCAAACATAATAACCATCTGGGACATAAATATTTGTAGTTGGGTCCCAATAAGCAATTCTCCAGCTTCTATTATTAATTAGACCTTCTGAAACCCAATCTAAAGTAGAAGCTCTTCCATCAAAATTAGCATCACTTTTCCATTCTGTTGCAGAAGTATTTGGCAAACTTACAGCACTAACTAATCCATCTTTTATTCTTGTTGAAGCTTCTATATTCCATTCAGTATTACTAATATAAACATCGTCTTCATTTATAGTTTGTGCTTCATTTCCTGAGAATAAAACATTAAAAGATCCAACGCCTGAAATAATAGAAGAGTAATGTTGTAAAGTCCTATGCTGATCATCAGTAGAAGGCATTAAGACATTTACTTGTTTCCCAAAATTATTCCCTCTAGTAAAATAATTGCCAGGATAAGGTTTAAATCTATATTCAAATTGTCCATTTTGTTGTTGAATAGCAATTGAATTGTATTGAAATTCAGGCGAGTTACCTCTAATAGCAAACAATCCTGTATGGCTAGTTGTAACTCCATTTTTCATGTCATACCAAGTAGTTTGACCAATCTTTCTTACTTGCAACATAAAGAAAGACATACGAGGTAAGTATCTATCAACTTGCCCTAATTGAATATGTGTCCTGTCATCATACGCACGATCTAATGCTTTTTGCCCAGGTTGACTATTAACATTAGAAAAACGCATTTGTTTAAATACTTTTGACTTAATTCCTATTTCAGTAACATCACAATTTCTATTATTAGAAACAGTTGCAAACGCTATTCTTTGACATGTGTAAATATCATGTCCATGATATAAATCATTTTGACCTCTTCCATAATTTTCAATACCACTAAGTTTTTGTTTATAAAGAATAGGAGTTGTATCACTTAAGCTATATCTTTCTGTTTTGTTTTGTCCTGAACCTGGATCATACCAATCAGGGTTATTGCAATGAGTTCCTAAACTTGCGCCTGAAACAGGAATGTCTATTTTTCCAGCTTCTATTATTTTAAATTTATAGTTTTTCCCAAACTCAATTCTAAAAGGAATTGGATCAGAGATTTCAATACATTGCATTAAAGCTGTTCCAAATAAATATTGTTCTCCTTTAGCAAATAAAGCATCAACATTCTCTCTAATTGATGTTGTCATGCTGTCTATATCATCAACTCCATGAGGCTTGTAACCCCAAGCATCAAAGTTATGAACAGAAGGATCTTCTTGATAACCTTCTTCATTGGGGTTTGTATCATATTTTCTCTGTAAAGCGTTTGCTATCCCACTAGGACTAATTCCCACTATTTGATAAACAACAATATCTCCAACAGCTCCATCAATAGCATTTGTAGTTGTTCGAGGTTGTCTTGATCCATTCCTTAGTACTTCTATAACTCCACATCTTGCGGGCCAATGTGCATATTCAATCTTTTTTCTTTTTCTTGCATTGTCCCAACCTGCTTCTTTAGATGCACCTCTAACAGAAACAACTAATTCATAAGGTAATTTAACTATTTGAGCATTAGGAACAGGGGCAAAAACACCAAAAGCAACTTGTGTTGTAGGGTTCCTTGCACCACTAAAAGCTTGATTTAAATCAGATGCACCAGATGTTCCTCCTTGCGTATCAGGAACATGAAGAATAAACGGATCACTATGAGAAGCTACTAAATCAGATTCGTTATATCTTTCATTTGTAGAAAACCTTCCACCATTATCTTTAAAATAAACTCCTACTTTATGAGAATTATAAGTATTTAAAAGCGTGTCACCAATTGCCATTCCTGCATATTCTGGTTTTAAACCTAACTTGCCTAAAGAAAATAACGCTAAGACTTTTAATTGTTGATATTTACCCATGCTTAGGAACTGTGACCAAAGCAATTGACTGTTAACTCTTATTCCTCCAAAACCTGCTTTTTCTGAGGTGTTAGTGAAAATCAAAGGTATTGCAGAGCCTAATATTGCTAATTCTTGGATTGAATCAAAAGAAGCTTGTGGAGCAAATCTTTTATTACCAACAGAGTCAGCAGTTCTTCTTGATCCACCTTGTTTTTGTTCCTTTGGTTTAGGCGTTAATAAATAAGAAACAGTTGCAGCAGCAACAGCAATTCCTATTTGAACTAAAACTTTTGTTCCAATAAGACTTGTAATAGGATCACAACGAATATCAGGAATCAACTCATATCCTTTTGGTCTTGTTCCGTTGTAAGCAGCAGTTGTATCTACAAAGTCCCAATATTCATCTTCAGTACATTTTAATAATTCACAAAATTCTACTTCTGCTGGTAATAACAGCCTTCTACCATGAGGGCGTTTAGGGGCAACCAAATCACCACCTGGCCTTCTAATGTTTTTTGATAGCTTATCCATCCTTCCTCGTACCATGCAGCCATTCCATAACCATCTTCTGATTTGCAAAGACCAATTGTTCCTAGTTTAGGGGGTGATTCAACTCCCCACCTATTTAATTCTTCAAAAAAGATACTATAGTCTTTTTTCCTTAATCTTCGATACCAATCACGTTGCCCTTGAGGAACAGTAAAACCATAATTTGCTAATACTGTACGAACCAAAGATAAGCAATCACCAGCTCCATGTTTTACAGGATCAGCTCCTAAACGATAAGGAAGACCAATTAATTGATGTGGTTTCACCTGTTTTGTAATGAGCCTGTTACAGGTAAATGACCAACAATTTCTTGAGTTAAAACACGATCAGGAGATGAAGCACCTACAGCATCAATAGCAGAAGAAAGAATAACTTCTATAGTTTCTGGATCGTATGACAAAGAAGAAGCCAACCATTGCTCCTCTGTTAATTTTGTTTGCTGTGCAAAAGCATCTGTCATAAGCCAAGTTTCAACTTTAATGTGATATTTCTCTTGCACTGCTTCAATTGCATAATTCATACTTATCTCGCTATTAGCAAGAATTAACGAGGAGGTCATATTGTCACCTGATCTATTTCTAGCAGCTCCTTGATAAATAAATGAAAGATAATTATGTGAACTAACTACACCGTGTTTACCATTTTGGAATTTGTTATAAGGGCTAAAAGCTGTTCCTGTCTTATTTGGATTTGTACCGTCAAACTTGGTGACAGTAATAAAATTAGTTAATGCTACAAAACTCATAAACCTATCCCTTGTCTTCTACTACGTGAATTTTGAAGGCTCGATAATGTCCTAGCTTCTCCAGCTTTTGCACCTCTAGAAGCTGCACTATTAATAATTTGACCGATAGCAGATTTAGGAACAAATTCTTCAGAGTTAAAGTTCAATATTGGGCCAGAGTAGTTAACAGTTGTTTGTGCATCAGCTCCACCTCCTGCGGATGATTGACCAGTGCCAGGGATGACAGATTCACCCCTAGCCCCTGCTGAATACCGTTGCATTGACTGAGCCATCTTAGAGGTTGGAATTATGTATTCATCCTCTCCTGCTTCTCCTACGAGTCCCATTGTGGGTTTTGTAACCATGCCTCCAGATGCGAACGCTTGAAATCCTCCTTGCTTGTATCCTCCTTCTGCGTTCAAATTAAACGCTCCAAAGATTGCTTTCTTCAACATCATGCTTGCAATTTGTTTAGCAATACCAGCAAGAGATTCTCCAAGCGATTTAGTTCCGTCTATTAATCCCATAACAGCACCATGCAATCCTCCAGCAATTGTTTCTTTTACTGATTGCCACATTTCTTGTTGTTTTGTTAAAGCCTTAACACCTTCATCATTTCCGTCTTTTGAAATTTTATTAATATCTTCTTTGTCCTTTTTCTCAGTTGTTAAAGCATCATTTACATCAGTTTGAAGCTTTAATTTTTTTTCGTTGTTAGTTACATCTATTCCCGAAACCTCATTGATTTTTTCTTGTAATTCTTTCTCTGTCCATTTAGCTCCTTTTTCTTTTGTTTGTCCTGTTAATCCAGTACCCGTTGCACCTTCTATTTTTGCGGCTGCTTTTGATTCAGGTGTGGCAAAGTTTTGTGTTTCAGCTTGATTAAATCCAGGGACTTTAAAATTCTTAGCTGCATTAATAAAGTTACCAATTCGATCTGTTATTTCAAATAGCTTTGTAGCCATTTGGCCTAAGAACTTAAGAATAGGAGTTAATAATTTGATTGTAAATTTCAATAACTCATTAATTGCAAGCAATGTCTCCTTAAAAGCATCACCAAACTCTGATTGATCAGAAAACGCATTTTTTAAAGTTGTTCCTATTTGTTTCCATGCACCATTAATTGTGTCGGCTGCTAATTTCTGAGCATCTTTAGCTGCACCTGCACTATCTTTTTGCTTTTGTAATAGCTCTTCTGCTTTCGTTAGATTATTTAAAACAGGTAATAAAGCAGGAGCCGATTCAGTTCCTAATGCTTTAAAAATCAAACCAACATCTGCACCTGATTCTTCTATTTTTTTAAGTGTTCCAATAAAACCATCAGCCGCTAAAGAAGCAGCAGTAACTTCAATACCAACATCAGATAAAGCTTTATTTGCTTGTCCACTTGCTAAACGAGCCATAGCTCCTTTTAATCCTGTGAACGCCACTTCAGCTTGAACACCAGAAGCAGTTGATTGAGCAATAATTGTATTGACTTCTTCTAATGGAATATTTAGACCAGCAGCAGCAGCAGCGACCTTACCAATATTGTTTGCATATTCAGCAACAACTATTTTTCCATCATTTTGTGTTTGAATAAATTTATCAACAACAGACTCAGCTTCACTAGCACTTAAGTTATAGGCATTTAAAACACTGGTTGTTGCATTAGCAACAGTATTAAGATCACTGAATCCACCAGTCGCTCCCATACTTGAAGCCTTAAGGACAGCAGCAGCGTCAGCAGCTTTTGTAAATCCAGCAGAAGCGACATCATAAGCTCCTTGAGTTAGCTCTACGACACTTGCCTGTCCTTGCAATTCGTCAGAAATTCCTTTTAAAGAAGGAATTAAAGCATCAACATCTACCTTTAAACTTTTTAATTTAGCTTCTGCAAAATCTTGATCTGCAAGCGTTTTAAATCCTGTCGTAACAACAGCAATAGCACCACCAACTAAAGCTAACGGGCCAAGAGCTGCACCAACAGCTTTACCCAAAGTTCTCATTTTTGGAGCTGCGGTCATTGCAGCCTTACCCATCCTGTTGAACTTAACAACAGAATTAGCAGCCTTATTATTCATTCTCTTGACAGCCTTCTCTACCTTTTGGCTGCCCTCAGTAATCTTCTTTAACCTCTGGAGAAGGTTCCCAGAATCAAGCCGTAATTTTATAAGCGAATTTAAACCCATTAAACAATCGGCCCTTTAACTCCCCAAGTTTAGCGATACTTAGCCCTTTTAAAAGAATCTGCCTGTTCTTCGTTCAACAAATCGAAGTAAGCAGACCATATATAAAGCTCACTCAAAGTAATTTTATTATTTAACTCTTGCAAGGTATAACCTAATTCTTTTGCAACTCCTAGTTGAAGCCTTAGCAAATTATCTTTCTTTAATTCTTCCTTTAGTCTTTTGGGTCGATTTCCTCCTCCTCTATTTCATCATCACCACCAATAACAGCCAGAATCAATTTCTGCAAAGTAGCATCATCAACATCGTTTTTTAATTCGTCATATTGACCAGCAGAAAATCTTCTCCTTCCATTTTCATCTAATGCTTTTTGAATAAACAAACGTAATCCCATAGCGTTCATATCATCTTTATTTTTAATCGCTGCCTGTGCTCTTTCTCTTTCTGCCATTGTTAAAGGCGTTGTATAGAACTCAAAGATTGAACCATCCTTTAGTTCAACTTCTCTTTTAGTAGATTTTAAATTAGCTGCTTTTTTAAGTTGATCTAAAGCACTAAGTTTTTTCTTTGGAGCCGTCATAGAAAATAATTGGGGTTGTATATACAAATTTAGACAATAAAAAACCCTTGAGCAACATTAGCCCAAGGGTATTAACCGATTATTAGGAAGTAGAGCTTAAGTCAAAGGTTGGTGAACCTGTTGGCCTAAATGCAATCTCAACCATCTGTGCATCGTCTGGGTTAATGTTCCAACTTGCTGAAAGCAAAGCAGCATCCATTGAAATGCTTCTACTTAATGCTTCAGTTGATTGCTTATCTGTGTAAAGCCTAAATGCAGCTCCAACTTGCTGACGTTGCAAAACATCTTCTACAAGTCTGTTAGATAAAGCAGCATCTTCGTCTGTAACATAAACACTTGCACTACCTGAGCCATCAGCAAAGCCAGGAATATAAGCCTTGAATGGTGCTGTTTGTCCTACGGTTTGACCAATAGTTGTTACGTCAATTTCTGCTCTTGTTACTTCAAAAGACCAAGATTGAACTTGTCCAATGGCAGCGTAATCGTTGTAATAAACTTCAAATTCATTAGGGGCTGCTGCTGTTCCAACATCAGTTAGGTTTACATCAGAGCCACCATTTGTAGCAGAAACTTTCAAAGCTCCAGTACTTGCGGTGTAAGCACTAACGTAATAAGTAGTACCAGCAGTCAAACCAGCAGGTAAAGTCCCTGTCCCTGATCCTCCAGAAGAAGAATCAACAACTTGAAATTTAACTGGATCTCCTACCTTCAGGTTTAAGTAGGATTGAACAACCATAGTTTCTGTGCCTATGGTTACGTCTGAAGGAGAGAATGTCCCTGTTGTACCAGCAGGTTTGTAGTACAAAGCTCCAGACGTACCTGATAAAACAGTGACAGCCATTGGATTAAATCAGTCTAAGTATGCATCAAATGTAGCCGAGAATTGCGTTTGAAAGAACGATTCTTGATCGGCTGGTCTTATTGTAGCTGGACCTGAAGAAGGGTCAAAGATAATACTACTAAATTTAGCTCTGTCAAACTTATCTTTTACACGTTCTGCAATTGTGTAATTAGCCCCAGCTCCTACTCCTGCTGGTGTAAAAACATCAATAGTTAAAGTTCCTGTTTGTCTATTAAATGATTCTCCTGTTGTTGGTTTCTGCAAGGTTGCATAATTATTGCTACCAAATAAAAGATAAACAGCAATCCAAGGGGTGTTGTTTGGCGGTGTAAAAGGAGCGTTTTGGTAACTAACAGGATAAGCAGGACTTAATGCCATTTCTGTGGCAATACGTCCTTCGATAGCTGCTCTAACATCGTTGAAAGTGCTGCTCATAGTTAATTACCTCTTGTTGCTTTTTCTAGCCAGCTTTGAACATCTTTTGCTACTTGATCAACCCAACCAGGAGGTGCTTGTTTGCTATGACCATCAGCTAAAACTTCTGCATAAGGCAAGCTGTTATGCAAAGTATAAGACAACCCTAATTTTTCATCACCAACTGGATAATTCATTCCTTTAGGTGGAGGCATTGGAGAATTAGGTGGGCTTGTGTTGCCTTTATTTTTCCCATCCCCTGCTAGTGAGCCTGTTGGATCAGCATCATAAAAACCAACTGAATCTTGAGAGTGCGCTCCTTCTCCTATTTGCCAACTTGATCGAAATCTTCCTGTATCTACAGGACTTGCAAGTTTTAATAAAGTATCAGCTTCTAAAACAGCAGCTTGCAAAAGCTTTTCATAATCATCATGCAGCTCATCACCCCATTGACCAATAGCAACCTTTTTAGCCATTACGACCTCAGAATTAATTCATAACTAATAGCAGTATTACCTTGTTCTGTTGTCTCAATCCTAATAATTCGATGAACAGTAGAACTAATTACAACTCGATCTGAAACAGTCGGTGTGTAATCCAAATCAGAAGCAGCAATTGTTAATCGTTTGTCAGTTGCTTTTATTAATTCTCCTACTTCTCTTTTAGAAACACCTTCAACAAAACCTTTAACAGTTGTGTC